ATGGTTTCCAGATCACCCGAGAGGGTGGTCGACACCGGTGGATAGGTGATAGGCATATCAGGTCACTTCCGTTTCTGGTGGGGAACCTCAGCGGTCCATCTGGATCTCGGCGAGGTTGCCCGCCGTCGCGGTCGTGAGCGCCAGGCCGACGACGTTGAAATCGTTGGTTCCGTTGGTGTGCGTCGCGACGGTGCCGGCAGCGGCGGCTTCCACCAACTGGCCGGCGGTGACGGTGCCAGTGGCGGCGAGCCGCTGCACACCGCCAGCGAAGATGGTCACGTTGTCGCCGGATACGGCGTCAACCGCAGCCACGCCGACCCACTGGGCCGTTGCGGCGGTGCCTGCGGCGACGGTGCCCGAGCCGGAAACGATCACAAGCTGGCCACCGGTGATAGTCCCGGACGCGGCCCGCGTGATCGCCCTTCCTGGCGCGTAAAGCGGGAGGTACTCAGCCATATCGATGGCCTTTCTTGTGTGATGTTCTAGGAGGGGGAGCCGAAGAGCTTCGCGTAAATCACGTCGTCTTCGGTCTGTGCCTCACCCGGGGTTGCGCCGGGTCGCAGCTGCTCCAGCGGGCGCGTAATCGGCGCACCATTGGGCGGCGGTGTTTGCGCTGCAGCCTGTGCAGCAATGAGAGCGGAGATTTTCTGCGCACGCGCAGTGATCTCCTCCTCGGTTCCCGATCCGAGTAGGTCGAAGTGATCCGCGGGGATGCCGTGTGTGGCGGCGACCTTGTAGCGGACCGATTCCGCGCGTGCCTCCAGGGCTTCGCGTTGCGCGGTCGCGGTCGCTTCCGCGAGCCGCTGCGCCTCGGTCTTCGACGCTTCCTCCAGAGCCGTAAACTGGTCCGCCTTCGGCTTCAACTCGTTCAGCTGAGTGCGGTACTTCGCCGCTTCCTGATTCGCCTTCGTCAGTGACGCGCGCGCCCATTCCGGGAGCGTCGATTCGTCCTGCACGGGCGGGGTTACAGGCGTCTGCGGGGTGGCCTCCAGGGCTGCCGCGGGCGTTTCGGGCGTGACTGTCTGCGGTTCGGTCATCGGGATGTCCTCCTGGGACTGGTTTTGGTGCGTCCGCCGCCACCTGGGCGGGGAAGTCAGTGTTTGCGGGCGTCCCAGTTTTTGCGGAACACCTGCAGGGCCGGGCCGTCGCCGCCGCGCTGATAGATGCGGTCGGCTTCCTGGCTGATCGCCGGCAGCTCCTGGTCACGGTCGAATGCCGGTGCGCCGTAGCAGCCGCAGTCGTTGTGGCTCTGGAAGTTGGCGGTGTCGGCCTTGTAGACGATTCCGCGGCCGGCGAGTAGCGCGCAGAATGCGCAGGGGTCGCCGTCGGTGACCCGGAAATACCCGACCGCCACCGGATCGGCCTTCACGGTGGCCAGGACCGTCGACCTGCCTCCGTCGAGCACGATCCGGGATGATGTGCCGAGGGTCGTGGTCAACGCGGTTCCGGGCCGGGCCGTGTCCCGCTCGAGCATGCCGGGGCCGGCGTAGCCGAGCGCCCGGCTCATCCACTGCTCGGCGGGTGCCGGGGCGATCCGGATTAGACTGCCCGGCGCGGGCGATTGCGTGGCTTCTGCGCGCGCGGCCCGGTAGAAGGCGCCGGCGGCCTGCGACGACTGGCCGTGATAGTTGCCGATCAGCGCCATCATGGCCCGCAGCCAGGACGGGAATGTCTGGTCGAGCCGTTTAGGATCCAGTACCGGCCACAGCTTCGCCGCGTCGCGCATCATCCGCGCCCGGATGACTAACTGTGCGGCCCTGGCGGCCGTAGCCACCGTCAGCGCGGTCACTGCGGCTGACCGCCTCCATCGGAGGCGAACTGCTGGCTCTGGGACTCCTGGGCGGCCTGCTGCGTCAACGTCGCGACGAGCTTGTCTATCGAATCGCCCGATTGGATGAGTTCGATTGCTCGGGACTGGTCCTGATCGGTCCAGCCGGGGATCCGCTCCCACAGCATTTCGACGGGGACGCCCAGCATCTGCTTGAGCTTCCCGAGCGCGTCGACGATCGCCCCCGGCGATGTGGTGGACATGTCCCGCCACCGCAGCTGCGACGACGTGTCCGCAGCCGCCGTCTCATCGCCGTCAATACCGGCGGCGGTGCGGAGGACCAGCTCCCACGTCTCGCCCAGGGACGTCTTGATTTCCCCAGATTTGCGGTCCTGGCCGGCGTCGTTCGACGCGACCGCTTCCGGGGAGACATTCCGCATCGCCGCGGTGGACGAGTTGAACATCGACGCCGGCAGCTGGGAGATCGCTGACAGATCCGAGAGGCCCGAGTTTTTCGAGTCGATATACCGGGTCAGGTCGGTTTCGGTGAATTCGCCAACCTTGACATCCGGGTCTTTGAACGCCCAGAAATCCTTGACCGCGGACTCGAGGTATTCTTGTTCGGACTGCGGAATCCAGCCGATGATGTACCGCTGCTTGAACGCCGCATAATACTGCGCCGTCAGCATCCCGAACGTGGTCTCATCGACGCGTTTCTGGATGTCGATGAGCTGCTCGACGATGCCGAACTGCTCCTCACCGTCCAGCAGCATCCGGTCCCGGAACCGCGCGACCGGGCAGAAGTTGGAGCCGTGCGGGCGGGCCTCGATGAACTTCCAGTCCATGCCCTCAGTCCGGACCGCGAGCGGCGCGGCGAGGCCGGAGACCGGGAACTGCTCCAGGCCGATGTAGTAGACCATTTCGTCGTCGAACAGCCGCAGCATCGGGCCGTTGACGTCCAACGCCATCATGGGCCAGTCGTCGATGTCGGGATCGGCATAGACCGCGGTCATTCGGCGGGGCGAGTAGCCCTTGATCACCGGCCCGGTGTCGCCGGGCAGGATGCTGGCATACGAGGCACCGAATTGCAGTGCCGAACGGTGAATGCCGGTCTGGCGGGCGTCCAGGCCGTTGGCCTGCCAGTACTTCCAGGCCGAGCTCGGCGAGCCGTTCGCTTCGATATAGCCGTCGGCCTTCGCGAGCTGCGTGAACGCGTCCAGGACCAGCGGGAGGTAGTTGGTGCGGGCCTTCCATGCCAGGTTCTTCATGACCTGTGGGGCGTCTTTCGGCATTTCCACCGTCGGCACGCCCGAGCCGAGCGCCGACCATGGCTGGTTCATGTATTGCGAATAGGCGCGCCGCGGATTCACAGCTGAGGCGATGTAGTTGAGGCGGGTCGCTTCCATGACGCGCGGGCCCGACCAGATGTTGCGGGCCGCGTCTATCGCGTCTTTTTGGTTGAACGCCACGCCGCCCCGCCTCTCATCTGAAGAATGCCTCGTTGGTTCGGACCTTTTTCGGTCCTGCGGCGATGACCATGCGGCGCACCATCCGGGCGCCGACCATGCACACGGCAAGGTCGACCTTTTTCGGCGAGTTCGCCGATTCCTTGCCGATCGAGATCGCGCCCCACCGGTTCGGCCGGCGGCGCGCGTTCCCGACATGCCTAGCCAGCCGGGAATCGCCGTCGTGGGTGAATAACTGCTCGGTGATCTCGGTTTCGGTCAGCTCGCACGCCAGGCCGAAGTCGTAGGAATGCGACCGCATGTCCCAGGCGATCGGCTGCGGCTCTTTCCCGGTCGCCACCGCGTGCACGATCAGTTGGTCGGCGTATTTCTCCGGCCAGGACACCTTGACGAACGATTCCCATTCTTTGACGTCCGCGAGAAAGCCGAGTACCTCGTATTTCTCGAATGCGGCATGCACCCAGCCGTCGACCATGGCCGGCGGTACCTCGTCGTCGCTGCTGTGGCTCGGGTTCGGCTCGTAGCAGCCCAAAACGAATATGTGGCCGTCGGATATGCGGCAGCCGACGAGCCCGGTCGCGTCGCGGGACTTGGAGCCGTCGAAAAACAGCGCAATCTGTTCCTTATCGGCCACGATTTTCAGTGGATCGGCCAGCAGTGACCAGGCTGGCGTGGTCGTCCACGCGTCGTCGGCCGCGGACGGCCGGTTGCCGTATTTCCGGACTGAATCGGCCAGCCGGGAGGCGGGGTTCCAGATCCGGCCCATGATTGCGCGCCGGTCGACCCACCAGCAGTCGTCGTACACGAAATCGAGGCCCTTACGGAGCGATTCCGCGTCGGCCCAGTCGGTGTCGGCGGGAATCAGCCGCGCATCGCACAGGATCCGGGCCGCGCCGTCCTTGACCCGGCCCTCCTCCTGCGAGATCCAGGCATCAAACGACGACTCCGACACCGAATCTTGCCCCGGCACCCAAGCGTTGCAGGTCTCCAGCATCCGGGAGCCCGACTTCGCGGCGTTATCCGCCAGCGTCGACATGAGCCCAGGGCCGCCGTTGCCGGGTTTCCAGTGCTCCGTCTCATCCAGCACCGTGAACGACGTCTCCGAGCCTTCCGCGCCCGACGCCGAGCTCGTGCGCTGCTCCAGCGTCCCCTCGGGTGGGAGGAAGTATTTCTCCTTGCCCGGGTCGATGCCGTACTCAGCGACCAGCCGGGACTTTTTCGAGGCGAACGCCCGCACCATCCGCATCGTGTTCGCGGTCTGCTGCTCGTTCGTCGCGACGATCTGCACCAGCGGCATGTCGACGCGTTTCCCGACGCAGCCACCCGGGACCGACGGATCGAAGTCGGCCAGCCGGACCGGCCCGCACAACTCGGCGAGCGCCTGGACCGCGGCGAACGGCGACTTGCCCGACCCTTTCGCGAGCCGGCGCACCGCATGGTCGAACAGCCAGTTGCCGTCTTCGTCCACGCCGTACCACCACAGCCAGAACCGAATCTGGGAGTCGACTGGCCGGAATGGCTGGCCGGCGTGGGTGCCGTTCGGCTGCCGCAGATACGTCATCGCCCACTGCGCGACACCCCAGCCGAGCGTTAGCTCAGGGACGCCTTCCGGCAGGGTGACGAGCCGGTCAAGAGGTGAGGCGAGCGCGGTAGTCATCGATGGCCGACACTGCGGCCTCCGCGTCGGTGTCGACCGGCTGCGGCCGCTCGAGCTCGATCCGGAGCCGGCGGCGGTCGCCCTCGGTCGTCAACAGCGCCGCCGACAGCTGAATCCAGGATGCGAGCAGCGTCGAGGACAGCCGCGGCGCGGTCAGCATTCGTGACAGCACCTCGCCGGCGACCCGCGCCATCTGCAGGTCTGACCGCTCGTAGAACGTCGCCTGCCCGGACTTTCCGAGCGAGGTGAACCAGTCCTTGGCCATGTCGCACCAGTACTCGTCTGGCGCTGGCCAGTCGAACGCGTCACCCGCGGTCGCATTGTCGATCGGGATCTCGGTTTTGTTGACGCGACGGCGCTGCGTGCTGCGCTTCGGTACGGGACCGGACATGGTGACCTCCTGGGTCGACCGCGGCACCTGGCCGCCGGTTATGACTGTGTTGCGGTACTTTGGCGAGTGCCAGCCCCGCGAAATCGGGTAAGAATGATCTTCAGCGCGGTCGTCACGCGCTGTCACTCCGGCGGCTTGATCAACCCGTAGTCGACCCTCGGCGCTATACGTTCCGGTAGGCCGTCCACAGTGGTCGTGGGGTACCCCCCACCCCTCACGCTCAGTGACCGTCAACGGTTTAGCGCAGTCCCGGATGCCGTTCGGCTGGGCGTGCACGTCGAGGCTTCGCCGCTGCACCCTGCATGGCGGTGCGCCAGGCGTGGCATGGTGCGCATGCTGCCCTCAGGTTGTCCATGCCATGGTCGTGCCGGTCGCCGATGTGGTCGACCTGTGTGGCTGTGCCTGTGCACCTGTCGGCACGGTGGATGCGGCAGTAGTACTGATCGCGGTGTAGGACTGCGGTGCGTATGGATAGCCAGTTGCGGGGCAGCTCAGCTTGCCTGCGTGAGCGTGCTGCCCATGGCATTAGGGCTTGACGTTCCATGAGTCGGGCAGCATGGCCACTGCACCGAGTGCGCGTGCACGCTTGATGATGTGGCGCTTAGCTGCTTGCACATCGGATGCCCGGCCTATCGCAAGGATGGCCTTGGCTAGCTCGGCCTTGTCCCTGATGGGGTAGCTGCCATCGGGTAAGGCTGCCCCCGTATTTGCCGCCCTTTCGCGGGCTGCTGCGCTAAGATCACCCATGTGACTTCCCAATCTGGAACATGCCCAGTGCTCGACTGTGAGGCGCCGGTACGCGCCCGTGGCCTGTGCATGAAGCACTACCGTCGACAGCTGGGTAACGGTGACCCGAACCGGGTGAAGCGGATAGCGCGGGGGCCAGAGGCTGACGACACGCGCCCCCGTCGCTGCCGTCTATGCGGGGAAATGCGTCGCTACGACGAGTACCACGTCAGGCAGAACTCGGGCACCCGCCGGACAGACTGCATGTACTGCATCCGAGCCAAGGCCGCAGCGCATAATGCCCGTGTAAAGGATGACCCAGCTACTCGACTACAACGGCGACATGGCGCGCTGCTGCGGAAATACCGCATCACCCAAGACGACTATGAGCGCATGTACGTCGCGCAGAACGGTCGGTGCGCTCTGTGTCGACGCGAGCGGCCGATCCTCGCCATCGACCATGACCACAAGACTGGCCGCGTCCGTGATCTTCTGTGCACCCGCTGCAACACAGGCATCGGCTGGATTGAAGGTGCCCTCAGTGGTGACGTCACAAGGCTGCGGCACTATCTCAGCGGCTAGCCATGCCGTTCCCCTGGTGCGTGGCCTGGGCGTGCGCCTGTGGCCCTGACATGCAGGTTGGAGCAGAGGCCCTTCACGATGCCTGGGCCTACATGCTCGGAGAGCTCGGCAACGCAGCGATCGAAGTCGCCGTCTGTACCCCAGCCGATCTTCGCTGCACCTTCCCCGTGCGCCCAGTACTCCATCAGGCGTTCGGTGTCTCCGGGATGACGCTGTGCACCGCCTGCGTCCACCATGTCAGCGCAGGGCTTCCGTCAGCTCGCGTGGGATCAGCTGACGTAGCGGCTGCGTGACCGGCGGTAGACCGAACTCCCGGTATTCCCAGCCCTCGTTCGGCTCTGGTGGGTTTAGGACCGCAGGGTCCAAGATGTCCGGATGGAAGCTGTACGTCACTAGCTGTCCGTCACCATCGGCGAGTACCTCTACGCGGTGACAGAGCAGGTAGTCGACGTCGTGCATCGTGAGCCAGTCGCACATGCACCGCTGGACGTGGCCATGGTTGAGCGATCTCCATGGATCTTCGTTGCAGTCGAAGACGGCCGCGACGTAGGGCATGCGACCCTCCCAGAAAGTGAGGCACCCGCCGGCCAGTTGGGAGCGGGGCGACGGGTGCGGTCTATGCGGCAGTGCGGCGTGCTCGGGCGGCTACGCGGTGGTGCGTGCACAGCTCCGAGAGGGCGGACGGCGACCATAGGGCGCGCCTGCCGCTGCCGTGGTTGATCAGCCTGCCCTCAGCATGCCAGCGGCGGATGGTGCCAGCTGGGATGCGGTACGTCTGCGAGGCGACCTGCGTAGTCCACAACATCGCCCGCCTCCGTCCATGCAGAAGCCCCGCGCCGATTGCTCGGGCGGGGCTTCGTGGCAACACTGGTCGATTATGATCACTATGGCGTTCACATAGCCTTTGGGCAAGCGACACGCCGCGCATCAGGGCAGATCTCGCCCGTCTGGCATGACGTCGCGCTCATCGATGAGCCGCAGCGGACCGACCGCATGCGCGACACGGTCCCGAATGTTCGCCTTGTAGTCGCAGATGATGCAGCCGAGTTCGTGGTCATGGATGACCAGCACATGCTTGCACTCGGGGCAATGGGCATTGAGCAGCTCCCCTGCCTGGGGTTTTCGATGGCAGGCGATCATGCGACCACCAGCTTTCGCCCGTAGGTGACCCAGCCGGATGCCGGGACTTCAAAGCCGCACGCCGAGCACTGCAGCTCACTGGGTAGCAGGGAGTCGGTGTCGCGGATGATGGCGTACAGGAAGCCTGGACAGAGGGAGCGGGGATGGCCGGGTTTGTCGATCCAGTCGCACCAGGGCACGTCGTACCACTCAGTGCAGGGGCCGATGCGGAACCGCCTGCGGCCGTCTGGGTAGAGCAGCGCGTGGGCGTTGGTGTGGCGCTCCAGGATCTCCGCGCCGAACTCGTCCACGAAGGGCTGCTGCAGCAGCCAGGTCAGGTGCTCCAGCAGGTAGGGCGCCGTGGCTGTCGGTTTGGAGCTCGGCGGCGTGCCGATGCTGCGATCCTCCGCGACGAGGGCGCACCAGGATGCGAGCTGCTGGCGTATCAGTACCCGCTCGTCCCCGACGGCGTCCCGGTACGGCACAGCGCGCTCCGGGGTGCCGGTGATGGGCGCGCCGCCCGCAGGTGAGCCAAGATGACGGTCGATCAGTTCGCCCCACAT